GCCACGATATTTTCTACCGCAGCGGAGTCCTCAAACATGTGCTTCAGAAAGTCGAACATCGAATAAGCCGCAATGCCTGTCGCGGCTACATTCCCGACCGGAACCGGCATACCAAATGGCGGACCACCAGAGCCGGGCGGGTAGTTATTGTTGCGCCCTGGAGGGAAAGGTGGTGGAGAGTTTCCGCCGCCGCCCGATCCCCCTGGAGGCAAGCCAGGAGGCGGAAGGGCGCCTGGGCCGCCACCACCGAAACCGCCGCCGCCACCACCGAAACCGCCGCCATTTCCGGGCGGTACAGCCGGAGCGCCGTAATACCAATTCCAATTTGGCGGAGGGGCGCCACCAACTAAACCGCCGCCGCCACCACCTAAACGGCCGCCGCCGCCACCTAAACCGCCGCCATTTCCGGGCCGTACAGCCGGAGCGCCGTAATACCAATTCCAATTTGGCGGCGGAAGGGCGCCTGGGGCGCCACCACCGCTTGCTCCCATTCCCTGACGCATGGCATCTCGGGCACGAGCTACAACGACAGCCGTTTGTTCCCACGCTCGCGCAGCATCCCGGGCCGCGCCTGCGGCATTGCCTGATGCCGCAGCAAACCCTGCGGCATTCTCCGCCGCGCCGCGGCTTGCTTTCTCCGCGCGTCCCATGGCATCCGCTGCGGCGCCAACGCCAGCCGCCGCAGCGCCCATCTCGCGCAAGCCTTTGTTGATCTTATTTATGTTTGCTGCGGTGCGCTTGGTGAGTTCGTCAAGTTCCCGTAACGCTTTGGTGAGATTGTTTAGAGCGCTGTTGGTGTTGGTTTCAAGAGTAAGCTTGACCGCAATTTCATAAGCGGTAATCATTGCGGCACCACGCTTCTCGGTTTCGGTTTAGAGGCCAGCGCATTTACGATGCGAATGGCTATTTCCTCGACAACCTTGTCAGTTTCCCGAACGGCTGCGCCGCCAAGAAAGCTACGCGGCGGTCCAGGATAAGGGCCGCCATGCCCCAACTCTTGCCATACAGCCACTTGCCCAATGTCCACCGGTCGATCGTCGCCCTCTATGGTGACTGTCTTGCTCGGCACGCCGACCGCTGCCTCTTTGACGCCTTCAACCGTGCGCTCAATGTTGTCACGCAATTGTCCGTCTCTTAACAACGGATTGTCCGGCGGCGAGTAGCCAAGTTCTTCTTTGCCAGGGATGTAACGGCCAGTGATGAGTTCAAAGCCCTGCAGCGTTGCATCAGTCAGGCTAGGCCACTCACCGAACGGGCCGACCGCTTCTTGGTAATGCCCAATTTCTCGCTTGGCTTCGGCCTGAATGAGTTCCGATCCGATTTCAAGCCCCTCACGCTTCGCAGTTTCTACTGCAGGGATCAGCCCCTCAAGATAAGCTGCGAACTCTGCAAAGCTGGCAAAGGTGATCATTTTTTTTCTTCCCAGGCCAGACTATCCCAAGACCACTTGCCGCCATCCAACTCCCCAAACGTCACGCTAAAAGCAATGCGGCGCGCTTCTGACATCCGCATGGCGATATCGTAAGGCACCCCGTTTTTGATGAGGTATGCAACCTCCCTAAAAGCAGGGTGCCGGGCTAGTTTTTTGCCACGTCCGTTGTGGTCATCTGCTTAGGCGCCGCGTCATCGGCGCCGGTTTCAGATGAAGAAGGAAACATCACGCCCTGAATTGCCCGCATCCCTACATTGCCGATTTGCTTCGCGAGCGCGCGTATCTCGCGCTTATTCTGCGGCGGCGGGATCGGGACACCTCCAATGCTGTCTACCGCCATCATCATCATGGCAAGCCGCACCCAAGTCGTGTTATCCGCGGCGTTGCCCGCCGCTTCGATAGCGTCCAACATATCCGCCGGGTCAAGTTCCCTAAGCGTGAGTTTGCGCCCGTTGTCGTCTGTTACTTCGGTCATCAGATCCGATACCTCGTGCTCGCCCAGCCCGTGATCGTTTGCTTGACGACTTGGTTCTGCGTCCAAGTGCCGGCATCCGATAGGTGATAGGTGACGTTGTTGTATTGGTAGGTCGACGTGCTGCCGTTGATCTCGGTCGTGTATTGGTAGAGCGTCCCGAACAACACGGTCTGCTCATTCCAATAGGCGAGTTCGAGCGCCGCAATTGCGTCGTCCGCAACGCTGTTCGCTCGGTCAATCGAGAATGAGAACGTCCACCCGCCCGGCAAATGAGCCTGCAGCGGTGGCATGTTGAGCGGATCGGTGTTGACCGTTTTGACCTGCTGAGCAGATTTGAAATCGACAACAAGGCCGATATTCAACCTCCCTAGCGTCCCGTCAATGATGACAACTCGGGTATCTTGTCCGAGTGAAAACTGACTCGTCGGCATGGCAACCTCCTATGGGGAAGCGCCATTGCCGTCGTGGCCCGGTGCGCGGTGAGTGATTGGCGGACAGTCTTAGGAAGCCGGCGTCACAGTCTGTTGGCTAATCGTCACACCCTGGCCGCCCTGCAGGTTCAGGATCAGGAACAGGATGATCGACTGGAATTGAACCTGAATATCAGATTGAACATAACCCAGCGCCACGCGTGACAGCGGGTTATTGCCCGAACCTGGCGGCGAGCACAGGACATTGTAGGGATTTCCCCCACCCGCCAGCGGCGACAACAAGCCTTGGTTCAGCATGTTGAGGAACAACCCGCTTAACGACGCGGTGATGTTCTGCGCAACCGTGGGTGTGAAGTCTACGCCGACAAACTGGCCCATGCCGGCAAGCATCGTCTTCGCGATGAAGTTCGTCATGGTCGTGTAGTTATCGCCATTGACGGAAACATTTGTGGCCGTGTTGCCGCCAAGGCCAAACGCGAAGTAATTCCCCCCAGGCGAGGGATTGCAAATCACGTCAATCCGGTTAGAGAACAAAAGCTGCTTGTCGGCGTTGCTGTATGTCGACAGCATCGAGCTTGTGGTCATGCCGGACTTTTGAGTTCCGACCACGCCATAGAGTTGCTTGTTGAGCGGGGAACTGTTTGGCGTCAAGTTCCCCATAAGGCCAGCAAAGAAACCCTGCGGGGATACCAAGCGCGTTACGGCATTCGTCGGGTCATACCAGTAGACCCAGTCGCCATGCAGGCATTTGAAGCCGTAGCTGGTCGGGCTTTGAACGCCCGAGCCCTGAAGGGCCGTTACGGCAGCGCTGAGGCTTTCCCCTGAAGGGAGAGTGTCGGCAATGTAAAAGCCCTCCTGCAGAGCAAGCGCAAGCTGCGTGCTCCACGTGCTCGGCGTTGCGCAATCCGACAGTATCGCGATGCTGCAATTCTGCCCGCGTAGCGCATACATGCCGGTGCGCGCCGCGCCTGTGCCGTCAGTGCCGATCAACGTCGTGCCGGTCACGCCAGAAGCGCCGTCGGTCCCCCCAGACAGCGTATAGCTCAGCTGGTATTGCGGCCCACCGGTAGCACCCGGTAGGGAAGCCACGATGATTTTGCTGGCCGGCTGGTTGGTCGTGCCGTTGTTGATCGCATTGACGACCGTCGCCCAAATGGCTTGGCCGCTCGGAGCAACGATGTTGTCAAACACCTCCGCCGGCACGCCCGGGCAAGTCACCGTAACCTTCAGCGTCGTGCCCGTGCTGTTCGTGGCTGCAGCGTGGGAAATGACGATGTTGTTGCCGAAGCTGCCCGTATATTTGCTCGTGTACGTGATGGCGCCGATCGACACGCTGCCAGAAGCGCCGGTGCCGCCACCGCCCGTGATGACAAGGGTCGGGTTGGTCGTATATCCCGTGCCGCCAGCGGTTACGTTGATGGCGGTAATGGAGCCACCAGAAACGGTTGCCGTAAAGGTCGCGCCGCTTCCGCCGCCGCCCGTAGCCGTAACGGTCGGAGCGCTGGTGTATCCAGTGCCGCCGACGAGGTTATAGATGCTCTCTACCGAGCCCGCGCTGACCTGCGTAAAGGCCGCGACATCCGTCCCGTCAGTGACCCGCACCGCGCGGAAATTCGTAGCGCCTTGGGCAATCGCCGTGTAAATCGGCGTGCCGAGGTCATACTGTCGAGCGATGATCGGGCCGAAGTCGGCCGTATATTCGCTCTGCACCCCCACAACCACCGGCGTGTTGACGGGCCCGAACGATGCGGTGCCGACAACGCCGACGATGTTGGAGGGAACTCCCGCCAAAGCAAGCGGCGCGGGAGGCACAATCTGAACGGTAAGGCCGGGCACCACCAACGCAGCGGTGTTGACCTGGCCCAATTGGCTAATGACGCCTGACATCGGGGTCTCCTGCTAAGGAAAGCCCCGTGCCGTCGCGGCCCGATAGGCGGAAAGGGAAGTCTTAGTGCTCGTCGTGCTCTTGCGCTGGCTCGTCGACGACGGGCCGCATAATCTTGATGACATCCATCGGCCGTTTTTCCAACGCCATCTGGATCTCTTCTTGGTCGGTTATGTGCTGCCCGACCGTGTAGTTCCCGAAAGGGGACTTAACGATGAGTTCAATCGGCATTAGGAGGTTTCTCCGGTTCGGTTCGTTCAGACCACCACTTTTGGAAAAGTTCGGAAGCCCTCATCACTTCCTCCGTCATGCGCCGGCGACTATCTTCGTTGAGTTCTTGACCGATGAAAGGCTTCAGGGCTCGGTAAATCACCTCGCGATAAACCTCGTTGAAGGTCATTTCCATGCGCAGTTTCCTTGCTGTAGAGCCATGCCAAGCGCAACACTGCGGCTGACATCGCCGTTCGGGTTGCCGGCCAGGTAAGTCGGCATCAAGCCGGCACCTCCCTCAACCAACTCATTCCACGCATACACCAAACCAACACCGCTCGGATTAGGCCCGGTGTTCTGTGCCATCCAGGTTTTCATCGCGGCAATGTGCTGCGCAACCTGCGTGGGCGTTCCCGCCGCGTAATAGTTGCTCAAGTTCCAACCGGCCGGCACCGTGTAGTAGTAAGGCGGGTCCTGGATCACCGGACGCGGGTCGAAGTCGGTCATGGCTGTAGGGACCATCGGGAAACCACCCGAGCCACGCGCTGACCAATCGGCCTCGGTTGCCGCCGCAAGGTCCACGTAGCGTTGCGGGTAGCCATTGAGGAGCGGACACTCATAGGCGCCGGCGGCGTCAGCGCCCGCCGCCCGGGCGTCAGGGACGTTGTCGTAGAGGCTCAGCGGTGCGCCGGCCAGTAGCACCACATAAGGGTTGCCGGTGCCCTGAGCAACGCTCTGAGCCCGCAGCCAGGTTATGGCGGTAGCCATCTGGCCCTGTGTCCCGGAGCCGAGCGCATAATACAGCGGGCGCCCACCCAAAACCTTCACATACCCGGGCTGCCCGAACATCGTCACGTCACGCTGCGCGCTCGCCGCGTAGGGAGCGCCGCCGGCCAGGTTCCAGTTGGAAAACTGGCCCAACATGCAGAACGAGATTTTGCTGCGCTGCGTGCTGGATAAATACAGCGTCAGGGCGGGCGTCTCTTCGTCGGTCGGCTGGTAGCTGTCAAACGCCCAGTAATTCAGTCCAGCATCGGCCGCTGCCAGGATTTCGGCGTCAATGATCGCCTGCGTAGCCGCCGGCCACGAGGCAACTCCACCGGAGACCGTCGCGAACCACGGCAATCGGCTCTGGTATGCTGTGGGGGAAAGCGTGGCGGCATTTGCCGCATTGACGCTCCCTGCCACAGAACTCGAAGCGTAGAAGCCGTCGAACCGTATTGCGCCAATCAGCAGCGGTTGCGCAGCGGTCGCGCTGGCAATGAGCGGCGGATTGCCGTTGAGCGCCACACCACCGAACAGGATTTGCGATGCCGTCATGGTCTGAACGGTAGGGAACTCGGCGGTGAAAATCATGTCACGCCGCCAAAGATTGTCCTGCGATGGCACGTCGTCGACCCTCTCCGACCGATACCGCAGCCACGCCGAGGTGCCGTCCGCCAGGTCAAGGAAATCTACCGGAGCCAATATCTGGTCTATGGCTCTCCCGGCCGCATCGCGCATCGCGGGAGTCGGGCACCAAAGAGTAATCTGGAAAGATTGCTCTTGCCGGCGTATTTCCATTTGCGCGGTCGCCGTGGTACCAACCCGGGCAATCACCGGCGGCCCGCCAGTCGGCAGCGTCAGCGATGGGCCCGAACTCGAACTTCCTGCGATTTCTTTCGCAACATTCGCCGCAATCGTTTCTAGCGTGTCGTTGGTTGCGACAGCGTAGGTATAGGTTCCAAGGTCGTAAAGAACGCTAGTCACCTGCCCAGCGGCCGGTATCCCGCTCCACGTCACGACATTTCCGTCGACCGACACAGCGAGGGAAGCGAAAACCGGCTGACTTACCCATTTCCGTTCAAACCGCGTGGTGTTTCGTACGGCGTTCCGCATAGGGTACACGGTGATATTCACCAGGCCAGCGGCAAGGTCTAAATCAAGCTGCTGGCTCACCGGCCAGCCGCGGCGTATTTTTGTTCCAACGCCGATTGTTGAAGGCGCGCTTGTTCCGTTCGGGTAAATCCCGGATGCGATCACCGAAACAAGCGCGTTCTCAACATCGCTTAGGTCAGCCATGGCAGCCAAGCCACGCCAAGCCACGCCGAGCCACGCCTTGCCACTCCATGACAGTCTAGACCGGGCATGGCATACTGCCTTTCCTGAAGATTTTCAAGTCATCGTCACGAGGGCTCGCATCCGCCAACCCAACTCGGTCAACTCAGCGGCCGATATGCGATAACGGCGCCCGGTCGCGTCAACCAAAATGTCGTTCTGCGTGATCAACGTGCTTGCAAACGACGGCATCAGAACGTCATTCCACGGCATTTCGACATCGCCCGGAAGTTTCGTTTTACCAGTGGTCGCGCGCTGCGTTTCCAACACACTCGCCGGCCATCCCTGCATGATCATCACCTCGTCGGCGCTGACATCCCCGCCATAGGGAAGCACGCCCACCGCGCCGCTGGTATCCTCTGGCTGCCGCAACACGTTCAAGATGGCGTTGCAGAGCACGCACCGCGGCGGCGAAAAGGGACTTTCCGGCTGCTGGTTTGCAATGAAAAAAGTTCCCTGCTGGCCGATCAGGTAATCCCCGTCTAGCACGTCGGTCTGGTCGTATGCCCCGAACCACGAAGGTGTATCATAGTCGGACGGCTCCGTGAACGTCAGCCCTTTGTCTTGAGAGAAAATGGCGGGCAGGGTCGCGTACGGGGTTCCCTGTGTCGGGTTCGTCGTACTGGTGGGGCGGTATTGGTTGTAAAACGCGCCGCCGCCCACAGTTTGCGACACTTTGGTGTATCCGTAGGCGGCCTTGGCGGCGATGAGCGCATACGTGACCATCAAGCCGACTCTGGTTTTTGATCGCTAATCTCATCACCCGAAGCCAGCGCAATGCCAAACCTGGCGTGCAACGTCAGCATCGCGGCTGAAAGCACGTATTCGTGGCCGTCGGCATACTTCCAACCGGTCCGCATCGCACCACCAGCTTTCGTTGTTGCTCCCGCATAGGCGAACCCGCGTAGAACTCCCGATTTTGCTTCTTTCAAAAGGAGTTTGAGTTCGTCGACAACCTCGGGCACAGGTTCGAGCGGCGTGGGACCGCCGAATAATGCGTGCACCTTTTTCATTACACGATAAACCTTATACCGGAGTTGTTCAATTCCGGGCCTGGCGGAACGCCCATGAAAGAACACAACCGCCGGCGCCATTGCGCAAGCAACGCGGAGCGGTCGGGCACCTCACTTTTATTATGGGTCCAAACCGCCGCAATGTCGGTATCCAGATTGACCGTTGCCCCTGGGATTGCGGCGTCCAGCCCATATAGAGTCGTCAGATACATACGGACGCGCTGCAATTCCGCAGGCTGTAGGGAGTTCATGCGCGTTTCAAGCGCAAGGTAGTACTTGTTGATCCACGGAAAGGGAAAGATCACGTTCCCGTTGCCGTATAAAGGGAAGCCGCAGAACTCTCGCACGTCCTGCTTTTCCTGGTCGCTCAACAACCCGGTCGAGTAAGCGGCGTATGGCGCCGCCGTGACGGTTCCGCTCATAGGGGTTCTCCGCGAGAAACTGTCGCCTTCAGGCGACAGAGGGATAGCGCAGGGCACGGTAATGGTGCCTGAAGTGCTCGCCGCCTAATCTTGAGAACTCCCTCCGGGAGCCCCATCAGCGTCGTGCTGCGGTGAACGCTCCGTCGCCTAAAGGCGCCGGCTTCTCAGGCAAGCTATGCGGCAATCCGCTGGCTTGGCGCCTGAAGGCCGGTTCCCGACCTGAAGTTCGCCCGCATCAACACGACACGAGCCGCCGCAACATCTCGGTCAAGGGAGCATCCGCATTCGCAGCGATGTTCCCTTTCAGCGAGCGTCTTGCGCTTGACCGTGCCGCACTCCGGGCATGTCTGCGAAGTCCCGCGAGGATCAACCAACACCACGACGCTACCGGCGCATTCTGCCTTGTAGCTCACATGCTGGATGATTTGGTTCCACGCGGCGTTATGCACGGCTTTGGCGAGCATCCCTGCCGCCAATCCCTTGATGTTCAAGTCCTCAAAGGCGATGTGCGAATGCTCGTTCACGAGAACCCGCGAGAGCTTGTGCGAGAAGTCCCGCCGCTGGTTGGCGATGTGCGCGGACAGGCGAGCAACGCGGAGCTTCGCCTTGCGCTGCCGCTTGCTGTGCCGCCGCTTTCTGGCAACGGCCCGCTGCGCCTTTCGAAGCGCCTTGGCGGCGTTCTTCGTGCATTGCGGCGTCGGAACCGTCTCGCCCGTGGACAGCGCCACCAGCGACGTGAGGCCCATGTCGATACCGACCGGAGTGAACGGCCGCTCGATCGGCGCGGCGTCCGGCAATTCGATCTGAAAACAGACGAACCACTTCCCGGCCTTCCGGCTGACCACGGCGGCGCCGAGTTTCGCTCCGGCCGGGATGTCGCGGTGCCACCGGACCTTGATCTCGCCGGGAATGCCGACGATGCCGAGCCGCTTGTTCTTGGGGACGATCTTCAGTCCGTCACCCACGCGCATATCGGCGCTGTCGAAGGATCGCTTCGACCGGAAGCGAGGGAAGCCCGCCTTCGCGCCACGTTTCACGCGGCCGTAGAAAGCCGAGAAGGACTTGTCGAGGCGGCGCAACACCTGCTGTTCGGCGGAAAAGCTGTATCCGGCCAGCCGCTCGTCCACCGCGCGCACCGCCTTCAACTCGGCGGCCTGATTGCCGTAACGCAGGCTGACGCCTTGCCGGCGGTAGGCTTCGATGCGCTGCTGCAAACCGGCGTTGTAGAGGTCGCAGAATGCGCCGAGCATGTCCGTCAGCGCGGCTTCCTGCGCGGCGGTCGTGAACACGCGGTAGCGGTAGGAGAGGATCATCTACATCCCCTTCTGCGCTTCGATGTATCGCTGCACCGTGGCTTCCGACACGGCGCCGACTGTCGCGGCGAAGTAGCTGCGGCTCCAAAGCGTCGGCAGGCGCGTCCGGAGAGACGGAAACTCCTGCCGGAGAATGCGGCTCGTGCGGCCTTTCAGCCGATTGACGATTTCCGCAACGCAGAGCGTCGGATCGGCTTCGACAAACAGGTGAACGTGATCCGGCATGACCTCCATCGCGTGAATCGTCAAGCCGTGCTCAGTCGCCACTTCCGTCAGAATCTCCTTCAGTCGCTCATCAACTCGGCCAGCCAGAACCGGGCGCCGATATTTGGGGCACCACACGATATGAAACTTCAAAGAGAACACCGCTCCGGCGTTCTTGGCGTATCGGTCCTGAGCCATAACGGAAGTTATACAGGCGCCAGCCTTATGCTGTCAACACCGTGCTCCGCGCTGGTGCGCTGACCGGCATTCCGCCGTCGCCTAAAGGCGACGGTCCCCAGCCGGAGGTCATGATGGGCGGGTTCACTCAGCCAATTCCGACTCGTCTACATCCTCAAGCTGGCAACCGTGCTCTTTCAGGAGCGCGATCTCATACTCGTTGATGATGATTTCGCCGGCATTCCAAGAGCGCCGCCGCCGAGTTCTGTCCTCGATGAAGCCAAAGGGGTACAAAACACGAACCGGCGGACCATTCGGCACCACCGAGACCGGCTTGGGCAAAATGAATGGCGCTCTTTTTTCCAAAATTTTTAACGCTTCTTCAGAGAGTTTTGGCTCTGTCGATATCATCGCGTTATCCGACAACATCTTCAGTTCTGCGTTAAGCCGTTCACTCTCCATGTGCTTGTCGCGAAACTTCTTCTTGTAGGCTTTTTGGCAGCGCTTGCAGTAAGACGAATATCCATCCCTGGAACCGGCCATGGGATAGAAATTGACGTGCGCGATCTTTGTCTCTTCACACTGCGGGCACCGCTTACGCCCATACTCGTCTACTGCCACACGCTACCTCTTGGCCTTCAGGCCGGGTTGAGAGAGAATTAGAAGCTCTCTAGGATGATTGCGCGCTTCAACGCGCTGTTGCTGGCGGTCGGAACCGTCGTTGGGTTCGTCGTGGTATCGGTCGGCGCAACAAACCCACCCAAGTAGGTCCAAGATTGAGTGATGACCTGTTGCAAAGTGTCCAAAGGCGGGCGCGTAACGTGCGCGATGCCCTCATACATCGTGATCAGGCTGTCCATGCCCTGAGTCTGCGTCGCCTGGCGGTAGCCTTCGTCCGTGTAGACGCCCTCAATCAAGGCTCCCTGGCCGACCAGTGCCGCTCGGCGAACCAAATTCCCGCCCAAAGACTGCACGGGATTGATGTTGGTCTCCATGATCGTCACGCCGAGCAACTCGGCGACGACGCCCTTGCGGTATTCAGGAGTTTCCGGCTTGCCACGGAAGAAGAACTGGAAGGCTGGGTCCTGATACAACCCGGTAAGCTGCACCGGATCGGCATACATCATGTAGTTTCCGGTCGCGTTGGCAAACGGGACCGCGTTCGCGCGCATCGTTGCCTTGGCGTTCAAGATCATCTGCATCGTGATCTTGCCGTTGTTGATGTACGTCGAGGTGTTGATCTGGGAGGTGTTGGTCGCCATCACGTTCGTAGCGCTCAGATAAGGACGCTCGACAAACGGCGCATTGGCGGCGACAACCGTATTACCCAAAGTGGCGTCCGCAGTCGTCACGTTGGTAGAGAAGTTCAACGTGCCGCTGTAACCGCCCGGCGTCGTGCTGACGTTCGTGCCCGAGCCACTGAAAGCCAGGTTCGCCATCCAGGGATTGATCGTTGCCGGCGTAACGCCATCCGCAACCACGCTCACAAGCGTGTAAAGATCGTTCCCAACCATCACCGAAAGCGTGTTGGTGCCCGACACCACAACAGGCTGACCTTGTGCGTTCAGGGTGTTGAAGAAGCCGCGCACGTCGTCGACCTGCACCGCCGTGCCGGCGCTTCCCAACGTGGTCCTGACACGCGTTTGGCCGCCCATGTATTGGTCATACAGAGCCTTTTGAGCCAGCGTATCCACCGAACGTGCGGCGTTTTCCGCAAGCGCCGCGGCGTTCTGCAGGTAAATGCTGTCGATCGCCACGCCGGCCGTCACGACATTGAGCATCATCGGCGTCGCATACTGCGCGATTGCCAGAACGTATTGCTCGACGGAATACTGCGCGTTGGTCAAACCCGAGGTGAAGTCGATCACGCTCGCCGGCGTCATCGGCGTTGTATTCGCGGGCAACAAGCCGCGGCGGGTTTTCGTGATCGTTTCGCCGAGGTTGGCCGAGAACGTTTCCCGGTCCGCAATGCTGCGGAACCCAAGGATTGCCTCCAAGGGCTTCTGGAAAGCTCGTTCCAGATAACCTTGCTGGATGACGGCTTGGAGGGACGTGGGTAGATCGTTGATGCTCATGGGGAACTCCCTTGGGAATGCCCCTGGGCGTCCGGCCCCGGTAGGCTACAAACTCAGGCTTTAGGCTTTAGGTGCGCCAAGCTCTCGACTTCATCGCAGCGTCGAACTCAGCGTCGGTCATGTCTTTGGCTAGTTTTTTCTCGGTCGGCCGCGGTGCAGGCAGCGCGGCGGGGTGGGAGGTCGTGACCTGGCCGAACAGCCAAGGCTTCGCCTTTTTGGTAGCCTCAATCAGCGCTTCGGCGCCCTCAAGGTCGCCGGCCTCGTTCAGCTTGAGGGAAGTCACGTCCAGTAATTTCAGGCCGTCCAGGTCCACCATACCGGCTTTGATCGCGTGTGCCCGAACCTCCGCCATGATGATCCGATGCTGAGCCCGAGACTCCGCCGCGGATATCTTCTCTGCAGCCATGCGATCGGCTTCAGCGCGCGCCGCCGCCGCTTCGGCATTCGCCTTCGCAACAGCCTCGTCGCGGACGCGCTCAGCTTCCGCAGCACGTAGCCGATAGACCTTCGCCTCTTTGCGCAGTTTCACCTCGTAGGGAGTCGGCTCCCTAATTTTCGGCTCACTGGTATTCGGCACTTCGACTGGATCGGCCGGGTCTACGTGTGGATCTTCAATTGTTTCGGACATCGGGCCCTGTTGTGTTGTGGGAAGTTTGACAATCGACTGCCGTTAAGGCAGACTTGCTTTGCGCGGAAGAATACCTCACGGCCGCAATATGCGGGCAGGGTTGAGCATTCTCCGCGCTGCAAAGTCGCCCGGTTCCTACAGCGCGCGCTATGTGGGGACCGGGCGCAGCTTTAGTTTTCCAGCGAAGCCTTCGCCTGCACCTGCGCCTGAAGCTTGATGGCGCGCTGGTCGGCCTCCGCCATATCCGCCGCAATTCTGGTAAGCTCGTCCGCAACGTTCTCAATGTCGTGCTGCGAAGCTTTCTGCTTCACAAGCGTTTCGCGGGAAATCAAACCTGCCTGCAACAAAGTCGAGGAAGCCATGGCGTCCTGCGCCTGATCGTGCCCGGTCGGCACAAACCACGGCGGCCACCGTAGGGTCGGCTTCTCAGCCTCGGAAAACGCCGGAATAGGGCCGTCCTTTGTCCGGAGGGAAAACTTGCGGCTTGCCGCCATGATCATCCGAATGATCGACAACAACGCATTCTCGCCGTAAGTGGCCCGCAAGCTGTCCGCCAACCAAATCAACGGCTGGTACAGCAACTCCAAAGCCCGGCCCGACTGCGCCGCAGAAAGCTTGTCGGCGTTGCTCCGGTTGCCGCGTATGCTTTCCAGCGCCGCCTCCCGCAACGACCGCACATACTCGATCACCGCGCTCGAAGCAGTCCCGCCGATCTCCAACATCTTGGCATCGCCGTCCTTGGAAACGACAATCGCGTTCGACGAAGACCGAACCACATTCCCGTCGGAAACCGCCGGCTCTTTCAGCAACAGCAACGGGTCTGAGGAATATTTCAGCCCACGCCCAGCCTGCGAAAGCTGGTAGTCAATCTCGATCATGCTCTCAATCGCCAGCCGGAACGTGCAGGCTCCGTCAACGCCGTGGCCGCCCAGCAAATTCCGTATCCACTCAATCGGGACAAACCCAAGCCCGTGCTTCGTCGACCGCTCCGGGTCGACCAGCGGGATCGCATCCTTGTCCTCGACCAGCCACGGCCGATACCGCAACTCGTCCTCTGCGTCCCAAACTCGCATCACCCAATAAACCGCCGTCAGCTTCTCTTTGGGGATCGGGTAGCCGGCCGCCGCAAGGTCCGCACCCGTCAGCTTGTATTTCTCCGTCACCCGCAACAGCGCGTCCGGCTCTTCCGGGTCCCACTCAGGCGTCAGGTAACAGGTATCCAGAACTGAGAAAAATATCCTACCCTTCAGGATGCGCATGAACACCGCAACCGAGCCGATCGAACCCCGGAACGCCGCCTCACACATGACCTGAGACAGCTTCGTCTCCTTGATGATCTCCAACATCCGCTGCCGCTGGTCAGCATCGGTCATGTCAACTTGAGGGAAATATCCCTCGCCGAACAACAACCCCGTGCTGTCCCGCACAACCATGTTGCACAAATTAAACCGCACCGACGGCTTACGCTTCCGCAACGGAATATATTCTCCGTTGTCCATCGTCTCTTCGTGGAAGTCCCGGTCAAGCACGTCATAAAGCTTGCCGTGCAGCACTCGCCTCAGAACCTCTAAATGCCACGTCCGCTCAGGGAAATCCTTGTCTCGGGGAACCATGTTCGCGAGAGTATCGAACATGACCCAACTCCTATTTTCGCAACAAAGTCCCGCGCCGCGCCTGGCCGCCGCCCGTCAGCGCGTAACGCTTCAAATGATGAACGTTACCGTCCGAATACGACGATTTCTCCAAGCACGTGCCCTTGGTGATCAGCCCCCACGTTACCGGGTGCCCAGCCGCCAACGCGGTTCTATCCTGCCGCCGCGCATATTCCTCCGGGGAAGCAAAACCCGGCGCCAGCCAATCCGCTGCCGGCTCCTGATCCCACCGCCGGTTCGGCCGGGAGGCCAACTCAGCCAAGCCCGGCCCATCCACGGCCAGAAAAGCACCCGAAGGCCGATAACCCATCACAACCCCCTACCGGCCCATATGAGGCAGGTACATCATCCGCGCCGGCGCAGAAGGCGAAACCAACTCCGAAAAAGCCCGCGCCGAGGCGTCCACCTGGTCATCCTTAGCGACCCCCGGAAACCCCGATAACTCCGAAATATACGCGCCATTCCAGATCCCCTTGACCAAACCTACAGAACCGACATTCACCTGCGAGGCAAATGGCATCGCCCTTGTAGCC